TAAGTCTTGACCATGTAACATTTAGGGCCGCAACTTGCTCATAAAAGGTATCTACTAGTTCTTCAACATTTGGATCTTTCATTTTCTTCTCCAGTTATTGGGGGAGGCATTACACCTCCCCTTTTAACATTAGGCCTTTTTCTTAGGTGCCCGCTTTTTAGCAGGAGCCTTTTTAGGCGCCGGTTTAATTACAACAGGTGATGTTGTATTAGGATCTGTTGGAGTGTCATCTCCTACAGTAGAGTCCAATTGGTTTTGGATGTATTTCAAAAGAATACCATAAGCAGGAAGGAACACAATAAGTCCTACCACAATCTTAGTAAGTGTATTATTTTGAGCAACAATATCCCAATTAGCACCAATCCAAGTTAGTTTGCCTTCTGCGTCAGTTGCGCCGGCAAATGCCACATAGAAGAAAGTATATGTGTCAATAATGTTGGCCGCAATAGTTGAAATTGCTGGAGCCGCCCACCATGCTTGTGTGTAACGCTCTCTGATATGCTGGAATACATATACATCAAGCATTGTACCAACAGCATAAGCAGTACCACTGGCAAAACCTACTCTATAGGCATGTTCATCACCTAGTGCTAGTAGCACAAGTACTGATGCGATAATAGCAGGAATAACAGCCATTGCCACAACGGCTCTACCTGCCTCTTTACCAACCATACGAACTGTAAGGTCAGTTGCTACCACTACGATCGGAAACGTAAATGCAGCCGCCGCAAGTGGAAACTCGCCAAACAATGGCAAGTCGGCACCCGGAAATAAATTAAACCGGATTGTTACCAAGTAATTACTTACTGCAATTACAAGGGTGTGTAGGATTACTAGTTTAGTAACTAGAGCTCTATCTACACCTTCTAGTAGTTTTGAGAACATTGTCTCCTCCTTATTCATGTCCCTTCATACTCATACAAATGTTATAAAACTCTTGTTTGAGATGAGGGTCTGTTTCAAAAGCACCACGCATAATTGCGGTAGTCATATCGCTTTCATGTTCTTTAACACCACGATGTGTCATACAGTGATGCTCTGCTTTAACTACAACCGCTACGTTTGGAGTTTTAGCATACTTTACTAACTCTTCCGCAATCTGTGTAGTCATCTCTTCCTGAATTTGTGGCCTTTCGGCAATGTGATGAATTATACGATTAAATTTACTTAATCCAATAACTTCATCTTCAGGAAATATCCCTACCCATGCTTTACCCACAATGTTTTGAAAGTGGTGAGCACAAGTACTACGGATACTGATAGGGCCTGTAGCATACAGGCTCTTATATCCCATATTTGGGAAACTTGTTACCTTGGGAGTTGGTACATAACGCCCGCCAAATGTTTCGTTTACAAACATCTTGGCTACACGTTTTGCCGTCTCCTGTGTGTTATGATCATTTTCTGTGTCAATAACTAGAGCACGAAGTACACGTTCCATTTCTTTCTCAACTTCAGCCTGAAGTTTTGGAAGTTCTCTTGGCTCAATAAATTCACTGATGTTATCGTTACAATTAAATTTTGCGCCTGCGTCTACAATGCGCTGTCTAATTTTATCACTGGTTTTCATGTGTCAGTCACCTATCCCTAATAGTTTGTTATACATAATATCAGCATTAAGATAATCTCTAATAAGAATCTCTTGTTGCTGTTTAACAGCATCAGCATAACTATCAAAGTTATCTAACTTATCAGTTATGAATGCTTTTACCTTTTCCTTGTTCGCTTCATAAGCCTTATAGGAAGTTGTCCACTCACTTGGATATTTGAACTCTGGCAGATACATTTCACTGTAACTACACCTGTCAGGTACGATAGGAATGGCGCCAGTAAGCACTGCCTCCATTACACTAATACCCAAGTTTTCGTGTAAAGCACAACTAAAAATTGCCTTACTTTGACCCATTGTAGCATAATAACTGCTTTTGTCAAGATTCATTTTTTGTGTAATAATCATGTCAAAGTCATTGTTTAGGTCTTCAGCAATTTCAGGTTGCTTGTCTGCGTTGTAACGATGTGGCCACATAACACTACGATCTTTAGTAGTATTCTGATATTGTGTTAGTTGATCAACAATAAGTTCATGTGGTTGCCCGCTACGGATTGCCTTGTAATCAAAATTATGATCCATTTTGAGATTGCTCTGGAAAATTTTGATATGGTTATTGCTAGCATAGTAGTTATAGTCACTAGCATAGTACCAACTTTTTTCTGCCGCCCAAGGCCAGGGTTTACTCATTTTGTATCCAAGAATGTCACTTGGATCATATGCGCCGGCATGCCAAATACTGTGTATTTCCACAGGAATACCCAGCAAGTCACTCATGTATTTGATGGGAGTAATAATAAAGTTCCAGGCATCAGTTACTAAAAACTTATCGCCTGATTTAATTTTACCATTGCTGAACAGTTTACTTACTTCCACTGCCTGGCTTGCTTTGTAAACATTAGTAGCACCAAAGTCTAGAAAGGCACCTTCAGTTCTCTGTTCTGGAGCAAAATCTTCTCCGTCGATTGTAACTACTGTGTAATCAAGATTGTGTTCAGCAATTTTACGTTCCAGCATGACTGGAATATTTTCATACCATTGCTTGGTGTATCTTTGATCAATAGGTTCGATAGGGATAATATAAATTGTATTCATTAATCTCGTCTCTCAATATCGTCTTCAGTTAATTGTTCTCCCATCCAAACCTCAATAACATTGGCGGCTGTATCGCCTACATTATATGCTTTATGCCAGGTAAACACAGGAATGTCAATACTATCACCACTGTGATATGTTTTGCTTTCTTTGTCACCGTTTGGATATTCTAAATCCATTCTGATACTACCATGAACAACATGCCAGTGTTCACTACGCTCAAAATGTCGTTGATCGCTCAATGCTTTACCAGCATCAAACTCTAACTCTTTAACTTGCCAACGCCCGTTTTTGTCCAGTACTGTATATCTTCCCCAAGCACGTTCAGTTGTGGGTTTATCCCACTGCTTGAGTATCCAACTACTGCTATTCTTTTTGTCTTCCCCACCGACTCCAAACACAAATTTTACTTTGGGGTTGCCATCGTATACTTCCATTTCAGGAGTGGTTGTGTTTGTTCTATCGCCACCATTGGCAAAGATGATTTTGTCGTTAGGAGATGTTGTTGACATTGTTTTAAAAATAGCACCGCAAGCACTATCGTCAGTATCGTCAAAACTGATAACTTTGTCAACACAACTGAGTTCGTCAATGATACTAATGCGTTCTTGAAAAGGCATGAAAGGCTGACCCTTTTTACGAGTCAGCCAATCATCACTGTTCAATCCAACCCATAGTTCGTCACCCAGTAACTTTGCCGCTTTGAAATAAGCAACATGTCCACTGTGTAGCGGATCAAATCCGCCTGTAACTAAAACTATAGTGCGATCCATTAGGCGGCTTCCGCTCTGTCACGAAAATGAACTAACCGTCCAACATGGATCTTTAGTTTCTTAGGACTACGATCCTTTTGAATACGAATAACAATATCAAAAGTTACTGCGTTATCCTTATCAGTAGCAGTAATTTCATACTCGCGAATCCTATGGGCGTTCCTGAGATCACCAAGGAAAGCATTGAATAGTCGAACTACTTCGTTCGTACTGTTTTGGTTATACATATAGCCATCATATGGCTCGATAATTTTTAGGAGATCGTACTTGATATCCTGAAGTGTGTAAATGCCGCCAATAAAAACTGACATAATTTTATTCCTCTATTGGATTAAAAGTTAATGTGGCACCGTTCTCGTTATCCTCTGCCACTGTAATTGTAATTGAACGGTTAGGATACTTTGCGTGAATGACTTGTGCTAGTTCTTCAGCAATCATTTCACATGATCTATGGTTAAGTTCCAGAGTCTTTTCAGCATATAGTTTTTCTAGCCAACGTTTGAACTGAATAAATTCAATGTCTCTATCATCATGGAACACATCAATTGCTACACGAAAGTGAAAAATGTGTCTGTGTGCTACGCCTAAAAAGGACACATCATATTCATCACCAGTAGCCAGCGCAGGATCATCCTTCGCGGCTGGGTACAAGTGAATGCCTTCTTTCTGGAATGTTACCCAGATTTGGCGTTGTGCTACTTCAAGCATTATTTGTCCTCAGTTTGTGTTCTTAAAAGTTTAAGAATTTCCCAAAGTTTCCAGTCAATTGCTTCAGCATATTTCATCAGTTGCTCTTTTTCTTCTGCTGAAAAAGTTCCGCTTCCGGTGGTTGCTGGTGCTTCGACTGATGATTCAGTATCCTCTGCCACAGTTGTTACCTCGTCATCAATTAGTCTTACCTTTTTTACCATTGTATTACTCCTTAGTAAGTTTTGTTATTTCTTCAGAAATGGTTTCAATTTCTCGTTTAATGGCCAACTTTTCCTTTTTCAGTTGATTAATGTCTAAATCATCTTCATATGCTTTATACATTATTTTTATCTGACTGTCAAGTTCTTTGTGCTTATTTTCCAGTTGTGTTTTGTGTGCTTCCAGTTTTTTAACACTTGCCATTAAATACCTCCTTAATTAAGTGCTTCGAGAAACGCTTCTGCCTCCTCGGCTTGATCATCTGTAAATTCACCATCAAAATCATTCTCTGGCTCCTCTACTTCAAATAAGTTGTTAAACGACGCATTGCTTGATTTAATACTCTTTGATCCATTAAAGTTAGCCAACATTTGTTCTGCGTCATCTAACATTGTGTATGGAGTCTCGCTTTTAAACAGTTCATCAATAAAGTTTACTAGATACAATACGTTTCTTGGAACCCATGCGTCGAACTGATCCTCTTTACTACCATTTTTAACTCTACGCCACTGACGATAGTCAGGTTGATAAAGTTTAGTGGCACTATCTGTTAGTGCGTTAGCACGTTGTACACTTTCAATATGTTGGTAGACATTGTGCGCCATTAACAAGAAGTAGGATAAACTATCCCAACTTGTTTTACCTTCTTTGCCAATCTTGTTGACCATACCAGGAGCATACCAACAAATATCTCCCATTGTAAGCCTATCAGCAATAGGACTACTCCAGGGGAATGGCAAATTAGTTTGTGAAAGTTTTTTACTATCAACAGCACTGTCCATCACATAACCAAAACGATCGTTTCGGTGTACATGTTGTGTGTACATCTGTCCTTTGGCTGTCGCAATAAACGGACTAGCACAGTCAAACGTTACTTCCATATTTGGATTTACATGCTCACGCAACGCACGTTTGATAGCAGTATAGGCTACACTCCACTCAAGTCTACTAATACCCAAGTAGTGTAGCAAGTCTCGTTTACCTTGTTCAAGTTGCTTATCATCACGCATCTTGATTAGTGTACGCAACACAATGTTAATGTCGTTTTTAGTGCTACCACCAAAAGCAAATCCATCTAGGTCATGTTGCTTCATATTCTCGTACCAGTACTCAGCCTCGTTCCAGTTACGCCCTTGCATAACATTTAGATACTTTGTCTGATGCTTACGATTTTTAATAAACCACCGTACATTAAAGTCGGTATAATCCAAACACTCATTAAAGTTACTGATACCAGTTCGTTCTCTGAATGTAGGTTCTGCCGCCAGTGTAGGAATATCAAGTATCATACTGTAATCAGCGGTGTGTTCTAACCAGTTGAGAATTGTATGTCTCAAACTGTCATCAGTTTTAAAGTTTTTCCAGTCACACTGGATAACACCTTTAATAATCTGAAAACCACCACTATCACCAAGCACAAAACTGGTGTTTCGGTCTCTGCCTTGTACCATGTTATCATGTACAAGAGCTTTGTTTGTATCTAACTGAGCATGGCCAGCACTATACAAACTCCATTTGTAATTGTAGTATGCGTCTGGTTTTAGGAAGTCACAGCCGTCTAGACCATCTTCAAATCCAGCAGGAATACGTTCAGGAGGAAAAAAGGCATCGCCCTGTTCTCTGTATTTGCTGATTGTACGATCGTAAAAACTGCTGATGCTTGGTAAAAATACCGCATAGTCTCTATTACGTTCTGTTAAGTTAATTTTATTAGCCAAGGTTTACACCGTCATTGCTGGGAGGATATAATCATATTTACCAAGTCCAGTATCAATACTGATCTGCAAAGCACCTCGCTTTGAAATCTGCATCACACACTGTCCTGACATACCAAGTTTAAGAATTGCCAATACTTGTCCCAATGGCCAAGCATAGCCTTCGTTAAGTTCACCTTCTACATTTGTAGCAAATGTTCGCTTACCTGTAAATGATCCGTCAGCGGCACCTACTGTAACAATAAGATTACCGTTGTCTGTCTTAACAGTAAAGTTAGGCTCAATGCCACCATAAATGCCAGCAATAGCCTGTAGTTCTGCTACTTTTGCCTTTGTAGGTTCAAATGTAACGTCCCATTCAGTACCTTTAAACTTTACAGTTTGTAGGTTTTGCTCAATAATCTCTTTACTCATAAAACGATATTGATCTGTGTTATTATCTTTATCTTTAAATAACAAATGATCCGGTGTGCTTACACCATTACGTTCGCGAGCTACAACTTCTACAGTTGCATCATCTTCTTTGTAGTTTGCTAGGCTCGTTACACCTGCTAGAAAACCAAGATTACCTAATCCAAATTCACCCTTAAATTCAGGCAATGCATTATGTAATGTTGCTTTAACAATGACTGTTCTTTCAGTATCCATTGCGTCCAGTGAAGTTTCGTTGTCTGAACCTGTAATTTTTACAGCATTAATAAATCCAAGACCTGCTGTCATCTTAACGATATCTTGAATTACATCTTTAGTTGCACTCATGTAGAGTCTCCTTATGTTTCGAGTTATATATAACTATATGATAATATTTAGAAAATGTCAAGCATTTTTTTGCTCAAATGAGTTTAAAATGGCCGTTTTATTTGAATTGTTCGGCAAATGGGTCAAACTCTGTACCACATTTCTGAGAGCAAATACCTAACTTACCCTCTTTAATGCTTTCTAACTTCCAACTACGTTTGATGTTATCCATGATACCACTCTCAAAAACGCCTGGAAGTCCCATATACTTTGCATTGATAGCGTCCTTGCCTCCTGCCCTATCAATAAAGTCCCAAATTTGTTCTGCTCTATAATCTTCATGCCACCACTTATACATGCGGCCGGCTGTCCAACAGCAAGGGAGAACTATACCTTCTGCTGTTACAAAGATACTCATGTCTTTAAGTATCTTGCAATCTATTTTTGCTTTATTGTAGTATTCCATCATACTACCATAAGTCTTTTCAATCTCTTTCTCTTTAGCGAGTGCTAGGTTTTGATGCTCTAACTTTTTAGGTTTCGCAAGTGTAACAGTTTGCTCACCTTTTCGATTTTGTGCTTGGTGTGTTTCCTTGCCTGTATTCTTCATACTACTAAAAAAGCGGCCAGTTTTCTTTTTAATAAACTTTTCACATCCCCATTCTTTAGCAAGTTGTTCAGCACGTTCTACATCACATTCACTATGTTCAAAAATAAGATAATCCCAACGAGCTCTGCCCCCAGCACCAATAAATGCTTTCATACTACGCTCTACATGTTCCCAGACAACACCTTGTCTGTACAAGTGGTTTGTGTTTTCTAGTCCGTCTACTGAAAAGATGACTGCACCCATTCGTCCAAATATTTTAGCAAGTTCCTGCCACCACTCTTCTTTTTGTGCGCCAGCATTTGTATTCATGCTCAACCACATATTGGGATTATGTTCTCTGAAGTAACGAAAGATTTCCAATGTATCTTTTGCACTGATAGGATCACCTAAATTGCCACACATATACATTGTGTTTAGTTGTGCAATAAAATCAGGCGGAAAGATTGTTTTACAATCTTCAAGACTTAATTCTTGTAAGTTATCTCTAATGTGCATATTAACTGCACCACCATTTTCATTACGATCACACATTGGACATGCAGCATTACAACGTTGTGTAACTTCCAAGTGAACTGTTTTAATATCTTCTACTTTATACATTAGTAAATCCCATCAAAAATAAAGTAATCGACAACAAAGGTAATCTCTGCTCCGATAAAAACTGCTAGGTAGTAATTTTTTAGCCAATCCCAGAGTTGTTTAATAAGCCACCAAGCGGCTATAACTCGTAAAGTATATTGTACATCTGCGTAGATTAAGTCGGTTATTCCCGGCAATTCCTGCGCTGAAAAAAGATATGCAAACAATCCGTTATCATAAGCAAAACTTACTTGGGCAGCAATTAGTACAGCCAAGTAATAGTTCATGTAACGGTTAAAGAACTTTACAATATGTGCCGTTACTACTAACCTATATGCTACATAGGTTGCGTTAACAAGTAATAATTCAATCATCTAATACAAAAGTCACGTCAACACCAGGACCAATTTCACTGGGCATACCACCATGTTCCATAACATAATGTTTAATTACTGCCTTATACCATAACAGACTATTATGTCTAGCAACATTATTAAACTTGAAGATACTATTATTATCTGCTGGCATTGTACTAACTACCCTTGCCGCCTCTCGCTGTAACTGTCTAGTAGTAAGCTCGTCTAAAAACATATCGAACTCATCCATTGTCATTTCTACTTCATCATTACTCATACTGTTTGCCCTAGTGTATTTTTAATACCTTTAAGTTTTACCATCATTGCTTTAGCACTATCTTTAAACTCTAATTGTATGCATTGATGACCATCTTTGTTATAAAAAACTTCTCCCAGATCCCAATCAATTCCATAGTATACACCCATGCTTGTGATCTGACTGCTTATATTAGCGATGGCATCATATGTAGCAAATGATCCTTCCATAATCCTAGTAAAGTCCATAGTTTCATATACTATGACTTCAGGATCCATTATTTTACACCAATTAACATAAAACGTTTATATAAAACAGTATCTAGTGTTCCCTTATAATATAATTTACTCATTGGATATTTTTTATAAGCCGCATTTTCATCTTTACAACAATTAGAATGCTGTGGATTATCAAAATAATCGTTTGTATGTAAGCAAACAAGTGTTCCTTCGGGTAAGTTTTCAAACCAAGTGTTATCCATATGTTCACAACTAGTATTGATTACTAAGTTTGTTTCTACACTAGTTACACCAAAGTCTTTGGTTGCCTCATCTACATCCAGATTAAACTGTTTTATCTTTGCTTGATTATCTTTAGTCCATTTGTTAACCATTTCACCACGTTTAACAGGATCAATAATTCTGCATATGTTATTATCCCATGAGATATCATTTACATTACCTAAAAGTGGTACAAATCTTTCACTTGCTGTTTCTTCCGGATATAACCGTTTGCTAGGATCTACGCATCTTGCATCTACATCTACACTGTAAATTTTATCAATATTAAAGTTTTGAAATAGGAAATGTGCTACGAAGTTATACCAGCCTCCATAGAAAACTACATTTCCTAATTCCCCTTCAGGTATAATTTTTTTGAGTTCATCCACGAGCCATAATTTACTCTTAACTTGCCCGCGGCTTAGAAAATCTCCAATATCAGGCATATCTGCGGCAATAACACCATCATCACTCCAGTAATGAATAAACTGTACAAGTGATACTAGTAGTGGATCTTCCTTCATATATTTTCGTAATAAAGTTGCAACTAGTTGTGGCTTTAAATCTACATCTAGATGCTCTTTTAAAAGTACATTCATCCAACTTTTTACATGAACTGGATCACTGTTATGACGCTGACATAACTCAATGATAACATCACGTTTGCGATACCAGTTATCTTGATAAAGTGCCTTATAGATGTCTTTCCATCTCTCATTTTGTTTTTCACCGTGAATCTCTTCAAAATTTCGGGTAAAATATTCGTCTAACCCATTCATCCAGTGATATTCACTTGTAAATTCAGAGTGCTTCATTAAACTGTTTCCTTAACCACTCCCAATCATTAATTTTGCGGAGTGCTTCTTTATTATCTTTATAATGCGTTCCAAAGTCTCGACCCTGTTCTGCACCTAATATTGCATATTCACCAAATGGTCTGTTTTCGCCTCGTGTACACCATACTTCCAAGCGATAGGCATCATCTACTTGTTTTTTGTGATCAATTATACCACTTGATAATTTTGTACATTCACGAAATGCACTACGCCAAGTATTAAATGGATCAGTATTAAATGCAGTGGTATTTGCAATTTCAAACAATGGTTTGAATTTTGCTCCAATACTTGTAGTCATATCTACTTTAAATTCTTCACAGGCTAGAAGTTGTTTTTTCGGAAATAACTTTACTGCGCCATATCCATACAATAGATCATTGATAGGATTATGACTTCGATATGTAAAAACGCATTCTGTTTCTGGGACACCAGGATAGGCTTCTTTGCGTTTATCTGGAATGAAACGAAACTCAAAATTTTCTTTTAATTGTGCATCTGCATCACAAACATAAAAATAGTTAGTTCTACTTTCTTCTGCACATGCCTTGTGTGCATTAAGAAGTCCTTCAATCCCATCAATACGTTTAGCGTGTGGTGCTTTTTTAAGAAGTAATTCAAAATTTTCGTCTGCTTCTGGCTCACCAAATGTAAGCATAAAAACGTCTAGCATGTAGGAGATTACCTTATAAATAGTTATAGTATTATTTATTATACGGAAAATCCGAGTATATGTCAACCTTTTCTTCTAAAAATTTAGAAGCCCTCCATAGTTTTTACGATTGGATGCACACCACAGGTCGTGCAAGAATTGTTAAATTTCAATCTGATGGATGGACTTTAAAAAGTTTATTTGATCACGATACAAAATTACCTATCGGTGATATTAATAAGAACGTATCTGATATAATTAATCGTTTCTATTATTTATCTGATCAAGATCGTGAATTATTTTTAAATAGCGATCCGACAATGTGGAATGAGAACAATCCAGAAATTTATAATTGCTATAGATTATTTAAGTTATGGTGGTTAACTGAAGATATAGACAAAAATGGTATTCAAGCACCTTTGCAAATATATCTTACTGGTAGAAATTATCTAAGCCATCCCGGTGGTGATAAAAAATATAGTGTTACATACTTGAAAGAGCGTGATCCGATACCATGTTTCTATATATGGTATCCTGAAATGGATCATACTCCGTGGCATTGGACTATCCCATATGAGGAGGTAAATACCCCTGAAGAATTTGCATCTATGTTTCCTATGATATCTCATGATACATTTAAGTTGATGAATGTTAATATTACTATTACTTCTAAATCATGGGATTGTGAGGGCATAACACATTTAGAACCATGGACAAAGGGGTTATGGCTAACTTGTAAAAAACATGGTAAAATAGTTAACGATAAATTTAAATTAGAAATACCTACATTAACATATACAGACGCTATACATAGATTAGGTATGTTTGAAAATATAGAAGAATTTAAATCATTTAAATTTGTTAATGATGATAAGTTTTTGCTAGGAAACTATAAGTTTTTAAAAAGAAATGGATATTGGCTGCCAGCAAGGTTAGATAACTTCCCTAAAAGTATTGCTGATGAAGATTGGATTTTTAGACCAGGATGTAACATAACTGTGCAAAATACCAGATCATCTGCAAGTAGAGCGAGAAGATGGCAATGAAAATATATATTGGACATGACAGCAAACAAGCAGTTGCTACAGATGTATGTGAATTCAGCATACACAAATATACAAAATATCCGGTATATACAACACATATTGATATAAAACAACTTCGTGAATCAGGAGCATATTATAGACCTGACAGTAGTCCTGCCAGCACAGAATTTACATATACTAGATTTTTAGTTCCGTATTTAAATGACTATAAGGGTTGGGCTATGTTTGTGGATAGTGACTTTTTATTTGTTGGTGATGTCACTGATATGTGGGATGAAATAATGACAGACCCCTTTATGGATGATATGGCAGTTTATTGTGTTAGACACATGCATTATAAACCTAAAAATGAAACAAAATTTTGGGGAAATAAACAACATGATGTTCCTAGAAAAAACTGGAGTAGTCTAATGGTTTTTAATTGCAGTCATCCTAGCGTTAAGAAATTAACTCCATTAACTATTGCAAATCAATCACCACAATGGTTGCATCGTTTTGGTTGGTGTAAGGATGAAGAGATAGGACATATTAGTTATAAATGGAATTGGTTGGTTGGTGAATATAATGTTTCAGAAACACCACCTAAAGCACTACATTTCACAAATGGAGGTCCTTGGAATGATGTATGGGGGCAGGATTATGAAGAATATTGGCGTGCTACTTACTTTGAAATGACAGGAAATATATTTTAACTTTCTCTTACAGCCTTATGTACTTCATGGTCTAACCAATACTCATTTGCTGGTTTGATATATTTTCTATTAGCATCATCCTTTAGTATGGTATCTATTTCTGGATCCCAATGTGCGATTGGGAAATCTAATTCTATTGAAAGTTTTTCTAAATAAACACAACGATACAAATATAATAGTTCCTGACTAACAAAATTTACATCAACGCCCGCTTCTAAGAAATCCTCAACTCTATCTAAAAACAATGGGGTAGTATGAATTCCTCTGACTCGTTCTTGCTGGTACTCTAGTATATTTGCATCTCTCCCTATAATTGCTACGCTAATATAGTCTACTAAGTCATAACAAGTTTCAATAAACTCCATATAATCTGGAATATGTGGCTTTCCGTCTTTAAAGTATGGACAACTTACACTTGTTACATAATAGTCTGATTGATCCCAATCAAAATCTCTTAACAATGCTGGGTTTTGCCAGTGTTTAGCAAATGGTTCGTGATGGTGTCCTTCCCAATATGTATTGAGCAGTGTTTTCCATCCAAACACATCTTCATGTAGGGCAAATATCTTGCTGAATAGGTGATTTCCGCTACCTTGTGGACCAGTAAGGATTAATAATCGTTTCATAATAATATTTATACTTAATACTAAATACATTATATAAGCCTATGGGGGGAAATATGGCACAGCCAACAGCATTTAATTATAGAGTAAAAAGTATTGTAAAGATCATTGACGGTGATACATTTGATTGTGTATTAGATTTGGGATTTGATGTATTACTAGAAGCTCGTGTTCGAATGATGGGTATTGATACTCCTGAAAGTAGAACAAGAGATAAAGAAGAAAAAGTTTATGGCCTGCTTGCAAAGAATTGGTTAAAGAAACACATAGACAAAGATATCATTATTACTACACATGTTAATAACGAAAAAGGAAAGTTTGGAAGAATTTTAGGCACTGTTTGGAAAGACGGTGTAAACATTAACGAACAAATGATTGCTGAAGGACATGCTGTCTCATATCACGGACAAAACAAGGACGACGTACAAGCAGCACATATGTCTAATAGGCAATTATTACAAGAAAGAGGTTTAGTTTAATTTTAAGAGGGGGGAAAAATGGAATTCTTAAAATTAGTAGGCGAAGTTGGATTTCCTATTGCATCAGCCATTGCGGCTGGGTATTTTGTTTTTCTAACAGTTAAATTTATTCTTCAAGGGGTAAACGGAAGTGTTAACGGTTTGAAAAACATAATTGGCGCACTGGATAATCGTGTTCAAACTATGAACAACGACCTAGTTAAAATTGACGCACTATTAAGTTATGTAATAGGCGTAAGACCAAACGTTGACCGCATAGCGGCAAACGAAGGCAAAGAAGATGCAAGACGTGATTAAAAACTTTAAAAAGGAAACAAAATGATTTACGAAAACATGAACGCACTAGTAGCAGAATTTTTAGATAGAGCAACAAATAAACAATGCGGCAAATATAAATTACCAGAGCATACTTGTAGAACTTGGACTCATGACAAAGGTAAAAAATACCATTACCACAATTCAGGAGTATATCCAGATCAATCTACACTGTATTTTTTCGATGATAATTACAACCATGTGTATCAGGATTATTTCGACAATAATATGACTGTAACATGGACGGAAAACGCAGGCGGATTCAGTAATTATCCACAACCAATCACATTAGATGAAAATGTTCATCAGCAACACTATACATACGAAGCCGTAGTAGATTCGTCAAGCACTACATCAAACAGCGTATCATACACTAACTCAGTAACAGTAGGCGTGAAGGTCAAAGTCGGCACTGACGATTTGTCTGTAGAAGGTAGTACTGAGATCACTCATTCACAAACCAATGAACATAGCCAGTCGGATACAACCGGGCAATCCAGTAAAGGAATCTACACTTTTCATTGGGACGAAAGTCCAGAGGTATATCCAGAAGGTTTTGAATTGTGGTGGGGAGTAAATAATTACCAACTCAAAACCAATCCAGCCGTAGAACTTGTGACAACATACACTGTTGATGCAACAAACGGATTTAAATTTGCTATTAATTGTGGTTACAAGAGAGACGGAAGCGGAACACATCACACAACGCTGTTTGTAACGCTGAAGCCTTCAGATCTAGGTTATACTAGTAATGAATTTAAAGTTAAAGTGCCAACAATCTATAAAGTTGATTACCGAGATTCGTTCCCAACAATTATAAAGAAACCAATTAGGCAATAAGGAGTAGACTATGATTAAACACTTTAAAGATATAGTAATATTAATGATCACATCAGGAGTATTAATATTATTAGGAGTCATCATTATTGGTGATTATATAGTAGCACTAGAAGAAAACAGACCAGTTGATGAAAGTGTTATTACACTTATGAAAATGAGTGTTACTGGACTGATAGGTGTCATTGGCGGATACATTGGAGGCAGTAGGTAAAATGATTTGGATTGATTATACAATTGAACAAGCAGGACCTAATTTTAAAATAAAAGGGGACTGGGAAGGCGAAGTTATGGGCGTAGCTCAAGATGGAAGTGAAAAAGAAAACCATCTATATAAACCGGGAGATCGTTTTATTGTAAACGAACATGGTTGGTTAGTAAAGGTAAAAGACGATGCCAACAAGTGATCTAGTACAAGCAATTAACCAATATGGTTTTCCAATCATAGCGGCAATGGGTTTAGGTTATTTTGTTTACTATGTTTGGCAATGGGCGACAAAAGAAATTAAACCAGTATTAGGAGAAGCAATGTCAACGCTTATTAAGCTCGTTGACCGTGTACGCATGTTGGACAACGACATGATACGCCTTAATACAAAATTAGCAATGGTTTTGGAATACAAAGGTGAAATTAAAAAAGTAGCAGAATCAAAAGAACTAGATGATCTAGACGAACTGCTAGAAAAATATAAAAGTCACAGTGGGGAATTTAACTCCACAGGGAAAAAAGATGAAAGCAAATAAATGGGGTTTGTGGTGGGATAGTCTTCCAGCACATACAAGAGAATATTTAAAAGCTCAACCAATTTGGCATACTAAAGATTTATGCTTCTTTGGTGCTATAACATTCGTTATTGGTTTTATTTTCGGGGTTTTAATTTCTCTCTAAAAGAATTTAATTTATCACTTGCTGATATAACGGGCTGTGGTGGTATGATATCTTCTTTAGTTTTATCGTAAGGCCACCATCCGTTTTGTCTACGCATATTATCTATGCGTTTTTTTATATCGGCAACTCTTTGTTCAATTGGATCATTTTGATGTTGCGACATAAATGCCATCCCATTCAGTTACTTTACGTTTTTGTAAATCTATTGTGCGATCTCTCATAATTTTGTAGTATTCAGTTAACTGATCTGGACATGTATCTATTAACATATCCAGTTTTTCTATGGCTTGTTTCCAATAACCATTTTTATATAAATTTAAAAACTTAGTGTGTTCAATATCGTTATACTTGTTTTCTTCACCCATCAGAATAGTAAAAATACGCACAGGTTCTGTTTTACCTTTAACTGCAATTAAGTCAAGTTCAACATATATAAAATCAGTACTTTCATCAACACTATCTTCACCGACTAAAAAGGCCAACCCGTAGGCTTTACTTTGTCCTTCCAGTCTTGCGGCGAGATTAACGGCGTCTCCGAGAACAGAGTAGTCGAAACGTTGACTGCTACCCATGTTCCCAACAACAACACTGCCTGTATTGATACCAATACCAATACGAAGCGGAAGAAGTCCTTCATGCTCTAACTCCTTATTGAGTTCGTCTAGGCGTTCGAGCATTTGAACCGCGGTTAATGTTGCCAGGTGTTTCTGTTCAGGAACGTCTAATGGCGCATTCCAAAACGCCATCAATGCATCACCAATGTATTTGTCTATCGTACCATCGTTACTCATCACAATATCAGTCATTGGTGTCATGTATCTGTTTATAAGTTTTGTTAACCCTTGTGGGTCTGTTTTATACTGTTCACTAATAGGTGTAAAGCCACGTATGTCTGTAAACATAATAGTAAGTTCACGAGTGTCTCCACCAAGTTTTAACAGTTCAGGATTCTTTTGTAATTTTTTAACCATAGCAGGTGCTAGGTAATGTTCAAACTGTTTCTTAATTTGTTGTTTAAGTTGAAACTCTTTTACAAATCTGTTAAAGGTAGCATGTAAGCCGACTAACACAAGTGCCACTATAGGCATTGTAACATCTAACAGATATAGATAGTTTTGCCACGCATATAAAGAACCATATGCTAATCCACCACCAAGTATTAGTATAGCGCCACCAACTAACCAGTATGGCGCAAAAGCAGCAATTAAAATAATAAGAATACTTACAACAGCAGTAGTGCTAAGTTCTGCTAAGTCAGCCCAAAACGGACGTTCTATTTGATCACCGTCAATCATTGTTTGTAGTGTAACGGCACTTGGTATGTAATTGTATTGTGGTCCTGTAGGACTTGCTATAAGTCCACCCAGTCCTTCGGCTGTTACGCCTATAATTACTGTTTTGCCTTGAAGTGTAAAAAACTGATCTTGATCTGCGGCACTAACTTCTGTAAACCATTTGTTCCAACGTAGCCATATCTGTCCATTAGGATCAGTGCTAACGATAGGATAACCCGGCACACGAATTTTTTCTACTCCGCCTTCATTTGCTTTTACTTGATAACTTGGTGCGCCTGTTGCTAGACGTATAACTTCAACTGCTATGCTTGGATATGTTTCTTCGCCCACTCGCATAATAAGTGGTACACGACGAACAACACCATCTATTTCAGGAGCAGTGTTTAATACACCAACACCGTCAGCGTTGTCGCCTAATAAAGGAATAGGACCTAGCATACCCGGCCATTCAAACAAGTACGGCAGTGGGTCTCCTATTTTTGCTATTCCACGTGGCACAGCATTTTTGTTTGCCTGTAGGCTTCCTGTCTGTGCTATAATGACACCGTTTCCTGCTAGTGCTTCAGCCAGTGCCATATCACCACCAAGTCTATCGTCCTCGCTGAACAGTATAGGTAAAACTATAACTCCTGCTCCTTGTTCACGCAACTTCCAGATAAGTTCTGCCAGAACGTCACGCTTCCAGGGCCACTGTCCATATTTTTCTATGGCGGCTTCGTCGATTGTTACAATACCAATATCAGGACTAACTACCCCTTCATCAGTTTGTTGTAACAAATCGAAACTTTTCAATCTTGCTGTCTGTACAATATAACTGTCATTATAGTGAACAAACAACAGAACAAGAGCTGTTATTAATGCTGTTGCCCAATGTGTAATATATTTCATATTGATATTTATCAAAAAGCAATGGAGTGATAAATAGTTATATGCGTAGATTATTAATCCTTACAGGGCCGCAAGGTAGCGGAAATCACCTATTCAGCAAAATATTTGCTCTTCATGAAGATGTGTACGGATGGAAAACACTTCTTAATACATATTGGGAAGGACACCATCACGAGCCATTTGCTAAACACTGGCAAAACCCAGTATTGTTAAGAGATTTTGATTGGGACCAATCAGACTATTATGTAACAAGTGTAAGTTGTCCATACTTTAAAGATGGCTTACCACATATTCCAGATTACATGGAGTTTATTGAAACATGTTATGACTTGGTAGATTATGTTAGCGTAGCAGTTATAGGACGTGATAGTAATATACTAGAGTACCAGCAAGAGAGAGTAAGAGGAGCTCACACCACTCCATTGTTTTTAGATAGACTGGATGACTTAATGAGTGCTGGTGTTGATGTAAACTTTGTTAGTCAGGAATTGTTATACTTGTACCGCAGTGTATATTTGGAAAAATTGTCAATGGAGATAGATTTTCCTATAGCACATTGGGATCCTGATGTTGACGAAATTTTAAAAGATGATGCCAATAGAAAATATGTTAAGCCAACACATGAATACTGGTTGGATCACGAAGTACATAAGGCAGTTAAAGAAAGTTAACTCTTTTTAGCACACTTTTCCTTACATACACTAATGTTTTCAAAGTTGTCCGTAATTTTGCGATAACCAGGTCCAGCAAGTATCTCTTCAACACTGTGGTTATATATACTCATACTTTCTAAATCTTCCGGTGTTAGTCCAGCACCTTCAATCATGCGGTTATCCTCACTTCTCATATAACAGCAAGGATAGTAGATACCGTTACTGCCTATAAACTGAGCCCAGTTTTTAACATTAATACATTGTGGATATACACTTTCAGTTTCGTATTTTTCTTCTTTCTGTTGTTGTGATTGTATTACATTATCATATTTTGCTGTATTAGTAGTTTTTAGATTCTTTTCCTCAGTAACTTTTCTAACTCTTGGATGAATTTGTATTCTTAATCTAGGAGGCTTAAGATGTTTAATGGATTCATAATATTCTTCTAGTAGATCAAGGTTTTCACTAAACTCTTCAATAGGAATAGTTTGTCCTGGTTGGGCTCGTTTAGTATGTACTAGCATAAACTGTCGCATACCCAACTCCCATGCTTTGTCATACGCAGCTTTAATATCTTTAAAACTACTGTTGTATCTAAAAACAATATACTTCCAACGTGTAAATTTACCCGCCTCATTCAGTATACGAATACCACGCTCAATACTTGGCCAGTGACCATTAACACGATACGTTGTAAAATTATCTGGCGGTCCATCAATACTAAAGACCATACCATGTAGTTTTCCTTGTACTGGATCAGGCATCGCTTGGGCTATTTTGTGCCATGTTTCTTCTTTTACATAACTGCCGTTCGTATCAAAATTAAACTCAATATCACGTTGTTTAAGTATCTCAATAATCTTATAAGCATCAGGATTATAGATGCCGTCGCCAAAACTACCACCAAAATATACTTTGGTTACAGTATCGTCAATAGCATCTATTAACTTGTCAACATCGAGATGTCCATTGTCCCATCTCTCTCTGTCTTTGACTTGTCTAACTCGTGGGCAAACAGGACAACTAAGTGTACATTTACTTGTTAGTTCTATTTCAAGTGTATTACTTCTTGGGAATTGTACCATAAGGAATTCCAGTCATTTCTTTATATTCATCTAACCACATTTGTTCATATTGTTGTCCCCATACATCGTTCCAGGGACCACCATTGGTAAAATGTAGTGCTTTAGGCGTTGCCTCTGCTACGCCATATTCTCCAACCAGCCAGTTCCAACTATAACTAATATCACCTATTTCTCGATCATGACACCAATGAAAGCGGTGTAGCCATTCAGCACTTCGGTTTGACACGGTCAGTGGTGTTAGTTTACGACAACTTGGATGATTGTTATTGAATATCATAAAACTACTCCAGTTTTTTCTAGGAAGAGCAACTTGCTCGTGTCCCCAAAATTTAACTGGTTGTTTGGGATCATAAGGTAAGTGCCTTACACAAAACACAGCATAATCATCAGCATATGGTTCGCGATTAATTCTATCAAATAAACTTGTAATATCATGTGTAAATAAAAAATCGCTATCACAAAACATACTCCAACCTTTATAGTCGTTCAAAAACGGTACTAAAAAACGAGTGTATGTAAATTCTGTGCTAGCAGGAGAAAGAGGATCTCGATAATAGGCACCACTTTCTCTTAGTTCATGCTGTTTTAAATGCTGAACGTTCAGCGTATACCTAGCATGTTTGTAAATACTGTATTCACAAACGTCACTGGCATCTTGTTGTTTACTATCCCAACCTATATAAATCTTCATTGATTCCTTCTGTGCGAGCTAATACAAGGTCTTGTATTTTCAAAGAAAAGAGCTCTGCTTTCAATATACTTCCAGTGTGTATCGTTCAAACTTTTTGGGAAGTGAAAGTATCTACTTGGATACCAAACACCATTATGGTGTACAAACTTATATTTACCCAGATAAAAATCACCGTTTTCAAATCGTATTTGTCTAAACAATTTTTTATCAGCAAACATTCCCATACGATGTACACCGTCACGATAACTTAAATGCGGTAAAGTTAAACTATAATCGCCACCGGTGATTGTTCCATACTTTTGTAACCCTTTGTGTACGCCACTGGCAAATGGTTTAAAATGATTATTGCCTCCGGTATCATATCCTTCCTGAGTAAATGTTACATCACAATATTCTAATTCAAATGTATTGTGTAGTATTTGTGGAAACATAGCACAAAACTCTTCTGGAGTTTTCACTTCTTCGTATCCCTGAGTCCATATCCAGGGTGTGTTATCCAGTTCAGGATACCAGATATAAAAGCATTTGACGTCTTCCAGTGGATTGAGAAACGTGATTACAAACTTTTTATCACTGCCTGGATGACTTGCTACATTTCTACCTGTTTGTATTAGTTGTACTGGTGCTTCTTGACCATTACGTTCTATATCCTGATCTAACCAGAAAAGTTTGTAAAATTGATAGCATAAATACAACTGTTCGTTTTCACTATTCCATTCGTTTGGCATACTCTTTTCAACAAAGTAGTCCTTTACACTGTCTGGAACTTCAGCAAAACGATCTATCATACGGCTGAGTAAACCAACCATATGTCCACAAGTGCTACTCTTGGTGTCACAATCATAGGCACTCCGTAAATGCTCACCCTGTACAGTGCAACGTAATATTTTTGCTCTGCCAGTAGTGTTCATCCAGGAATAAAATTTATTGAGGGCTTCTAGATTACTAGAAGAAATGCTTGACAAATACATTGGTTGTCCGTATAATAAATACTAATATAACTTATTTATCGTAAGGAATCTAATGCTAGACGTATTCATGCTCACATTCGGTGAGCCCGAAGCGGATGCTAATTTTGAAAAACTATTAGAAAAAGCACCGCATGCCAAACGCATTGATGGGATAGTTGGACTATTGAACGCACACAAAGCATGTGCCGAGGAAAGCAGAACCACATACTTTTATGTTTGTGATGCTGATGCCCAGATCAAAGACAATTTTCAATTTAATTTTACCCCAAGTAGACGAAAAGAAGCCTATCCTGGTGTCCCAGAAACAGAATGCGTTTTTACATATCGAAGTCATAATCCTATCAATGATCTATTGTATGGATATGGCGCAGTAAAGTTATTCCCCAAAAAGCAATTACTGGCCTGTGAGGAATTCAAAGTAGACATGACCACAAGTATTGGAGCAAAATTTGTTCCTAAATTTGAGATCAGTAATACAACAGCGTTTAACACTGATCCGTTTAACACTTGGAGAAGTGCGTTCCGTGAATGTACTAAACTAGCAAGTGGTATTATTGACAACAAAAAACAAGTTGATGATATGTACCGTTTAGAAGTATGGTGCACACGAGGGGAAAATAGACGCTATGGCGAGTACGCCATTATGGGTGCTGAACAAGGTAAAGACTTTGGCACACACTATAAGTATAATAAAGAAGCACTCCGTAAGATAAATGACTGGGCATGGTTAAAGGAACAATTTAATGAAGCACTCTGAATTTGTAGAAAAGTATCATTGGTTAAATGGACTAGATGAATACTTTAAACGTGAAACACAGGTAATAGATGGTGTAGCACAAAATGAACGTTGGGAAGTAATATTCAAAGCACTGTTTCACAACAATTGGTATAGGAAACGAGATTTAATCCTGGAACTAGTTCAGCGAGATAAAAGTGATGATGTACATGTAAAAAGTTGGTTAAATGTACTGCTCATGGATCATATTGAAGTAGATTATGATAAGCCACAACTTATTATCAGTCTACTCCGTAAGTACATGAAGGAGGACATACTACTAAGCAACATGGTAAACTTTATGAACTACTGGGTAGATGATAACGGCGAGTTTGGTGATGCTCCTGATCTAGGAGACTTCCTCAGCAGAGGACAGATAATGAGTAAACTCTGGCTTGCTGATGAACTTGAGAAAGTAATACCACGTAGTGAAAGACTGGGTAATGTAGTTTTTTATGGTGGTTGGTATAACTTTTTTGCCTACATGTTATATCACAGATGGGACGTAGACAGTATTTACAGTCTTGATATGGATAGTAAAACAATTGAACCTTGTAAAAGATTATACCCTGGTGAAGTTGAAGAACATAGATTTTTTCCTATACATACAGATGTAAATAATCTGAAATGGGAAGACAACGAGTTATTTTATCCAAAGATGAATCTCAAGAACCGTAAAACAGATCATTATCAGAGTATGGTTGATTCATGGATTGAAAAACAAGAAAAAAAGTATACAGAAAGACTACAAGAAAAAGAAGCAGAAATACGACAAGGATATACCACGCCTGAAGAAATCAGAGAAGGATTGTATGCTGATAAAGAAGATGTTTTTGCCCGGTTTAAAAAAGCGGCAGAATTAAGTAATTTTAATAAAATTGGCAAAGTAGATTTGGTTGTTAATACTAGTTGTGAACACATGAATAACCAGTGGTTTGAAGATTTACCTGACGGACAACTAGTAGTATTACATCAAAACGATTACTTTGACAACGAGCAACATGTAAACTGTTGTAGAGATCTTAACGACGTTAAGAAAAAGTATCCCATGAGCGAACTATACTATGAAGGCGAACTTGATACTTATTTGTACAATCGCTTTATGCTTATTGGTAGAAAATAATGGATCCAGAAATTATAGTCTATAATACTATGGACTTTACTAGGATTATGGAAGGATCTTTCGCTACCTATGACGCTATTGCTAATATAAGCAGTCAAATAACAGCAATGGGTGTATACTATGGTGTTGATTGGGATCTGGGCGAAGTATTTTATGATACTGATGGACAACAATGTATACAACTAGAATTCAAAGACAGCGCCACGGCAATGATGGTAAAACTTAAAGGTATAAAAAATCAGTTAGGAAATACAGTATGAGTGATGAAGAAGTAGTTATGACAATGACTGAGTTTGATATGTTTTTGGACGAACTCAGTACAAGAGAATTACAGAGAGAAGCGGCTAGAGCAATTACTACACAGCCTGCTGACAATAACAGTATTTTTAGGTTTAACAATGTTGCTAGACATAATAGTTTGCTATGGTATAAAGCAGTGATAAAAGATTATGTCATGGAACATGGTGGTATGCCCAGTGAAATTGGTCCTGGGGTTGACGTGACGTTTGTATTAGATGATTGAATTATTACTTGTTAACGCAACCTATGTAGCATATAGGTTGGTAGTAACGGCACATATTGTAAAGTTCTTTAACCGTTACATGAACTATTACTTGGCTGTACTAATTGCCGCACAGGTAAGTTTTGCTTATGACAACGGATTATTTGCTTTTTTGTTTGATGCGTCAAACATACCCAACATAAAAGACTTGTTGTGGGCAGATGTACAATATACTTTAAGAGTTATAGCCGCTTGGTGGCTTATTAAACAGCTCTGGGATTGGTTAAAAAATTACTACCTAGCAGTGTTTATTGGCGCAGAGATTACCTTTGTTGTTGATTACTTTATTTTTGATGGGATTTACTAATGTATAAAGTAGAAGATATTAAAACAGTTCACTTGGAAGTTACGCAAAGATGTAATGCCGCCTGTCCAATGTGTGATCGTAATGAGAATGGCGGTGCTGTTAATCAGCATATCAGAGGCAATCTTAAAGAGCTCAGTTTAGAAGATTGTAAACGTATATTTCCACCAGAATTTATTGGTCAACTTAACACAATGTATATGTGTGGTAACCTGGGTGATCCTATCGTTGCTGAAGATACACTGGAGATTTTTCGATACTTCAGGGAACATAACCCTAAAATGTGGTTAAGCATGAACACAAATGCTGGCGCCAGAACTACAGAATGGTGGCAAGAACTTGCCAGTATCTTTGGACGTATGGGTGCTGTTATTTTTAGTGTAGATGGACTAGAAAATACAAACCATTTGTACAGACAAGGCGTTGTGTGGGAACATGTAGAGCGTAGTATGAAGGCATTTATTGGTGCTGGTGGTAGAGCTCGTTGGGATTATATTATCTTTGAACATAGTGAAGATGATGTAGAACGTGCTGAACAACTTGCTAATGAATGGGGTTTTGAGAAGTTTATGAAAAAGAAGACTGGGCGTTTCTTTAGCAGTGCTAAAAACAAAGGCAAGGAAACGCATCAAGCACAGAACCGCAAAGGGCAAGAAACAGTAACACTTGCGAAACCCAAAAAAGCAGAGTATCAAAACTTAGCACTGCTTAAAGAAAAAGAGATTGAAAAGACTTATGGTAGTATGATGGATTACTACAATAAGGCAAAGATTGATTGTAAAATACTAAAAGACATGAGTATCTTTGTAACCGCAGAAGGGCTGGTTATGCCTTGCTGTTGGACCGCTGGACGCATGTACAAGTGGTGGCACAGCGACTATCGTGCCGAACAAGTGTGGGATTTTATTGACCGTGCTGGCGGCAAGGATGGTATCAATGCCATTGAAAAAGGACTTGACAAAGTCTTTGAAAGTGGTATAATGGAAGATATTAAGAGAAGTTGGACTCTCGAAAGTATCAAGGCGGGCAAACTTGGTGTGTGTTCACAAAAGTGTGGCACTGAATTTGACCCATTCGCAGAACAGTTCAAGTAAGAATGGCCGTTTTAAACGCATTATGATCAAAAAAGGCTTGACATTTTCTAAATAATATCATATAGTTATAGTATTAAATCTAACAAAGGAGAACTCTAAATGAGTGTAACTAAAGACGTAGTACAAGACGTTGTAAAAATGACAGCAGGTCTTGGTTTTATTAGTGCCGTTAAAATTACAGGCACAGATGCTGAAACAACTCTTGACGCAATGGATGCAGAACGCACTGTTATTCTTAAAGCAAAACTTCACAATCCTGTGACAGAGTTTAACGGTGAGTTTGGACTAGGCAACCTTGGTTTCCTAAGTGGTGTAACTAATCTAGCAAACTACAAAGAAGATGACGCAACTGTAGAAGTTGTTAATCGCGAACGCAATGGTGTAAGTACGCCGGATCACTTGTTGTTTAAAGACAAAGACGGAAACACTGACCAATATCGTTTTATGAGCAAAGAGATTATTGAACAGACACTACAAACTGTCAAGTTCAAAGGTACAGATTGGGACGTCACATTTGAGCCTACAAAAGCAAAAGTAGGTGAACTACAGGCTATTGCTGGCATTTATGGTGGTATTGAGCCTAACTTTACTGTTAAGACAGACAACGGTAACCTTATTGTTACAGTAGGCGCCGCTGATGGATCATTTACAGGTAAGCGAACATTTGCTACAAATGTAGAAGGTGAACTTAACGAAGGCTATGCTTGGCCATTGGGACAAGTATTGGCAATTCTTAAACTTGGTATGTCAGGACAGTGTGTGATGCAGATTTCAAAGCGAGGTGCTTTGCAGATCAGTATTGATACTGGACTTGGTAAATATGATTATATCCTCCCAGCAATGACGGTGTAAACCTTGGCTAATAAAATTAACTTAACAGAACGTAATAGAGACTATGCGGTATTTTTACCAAGCATCAGCAGTTTTTACGATCGTACAATCAGCAAATACAGAGAACAGGGCGATGCCTTTTTTCCTCCTGAACGTATTCCTGCTGGATTTGAAGATGGTCTAGACGGCTGTGACTTCCTAAAACCAGACGCATACTACAATTACAAATGGAGTTTGTATAGTGCTGGCCATGCTCAGTTAGATACAAACAAAGCTCTTGTACATGATAACATGGTACAAGGCAGAGACCGAAACACCAGTTTTGTGCTTGGTGATAGTGGTGGTTTTCAGATTATTAAAGGTGTTATCCAGTGTGACTGGAAAAACTTTAAAACTGATGACAGTTTGAGACATACAATTCTCAACTGGTTAGAACACACCGCTGATTACAGTATGATACTTGATATTCCTACACTGGCGGCAGAACCTACATTCAGAGAACGAACTGGTATCAGTAACTTTAATGAGTGTTTGGATTATACCGACTTTAATGTACGGTGGTTTATTAAAAATCGTAAGCATCAGACAAAGTATCTAAATGTTATGCAAGGGCGTAACTGGAACGAGGCTGAGTACTGGTACGAGAATATGAAGCAACATGACCTAGATGGATTTGCTTTTGGTGGTAGCACTAAAAACGACATTAACATTGTGTTGCGTACACTAATCAAGATGCGTGATGATAAGCAACTTGAACAAGGTAAACGAGACTTGCTACACTACTTGGGTATTAGTAGACTTGAGTGGAGTGTAGCCTATACTGCTATCAAACGTGCGTTGCGTGAGCATGTAAATCCAAATATGGAAGTAACGTTTGACTGTGCTAGTCCGTTTATTGCGACAGCCAAAGGACAGATGTACACACAACATGTACACCGAAACGATCGTTTTGGTTATGTGATGGACAGTGCTGTTGATAGTAAAAAACTTTCACAAACTAATTTGCCATTCCCCTGGAGTAGTCCTATTGCTGATAGGCTTACAATGGGAGATATTTGTTGGTATGCTCCTGGTATGGTCAACAAGATTGGCAAAGAAGGTAAAACAAGTTGGGATAGTTTATCCTACTTCTTGTTAATGGCGCACAATGTCTACCAACATATTGAAAGTGTACAACGTGCTAACGCACTAACAGATAGTGCCACTAAACTTTATCAACCTGACTATCGTCAGTGGCGTAGAGTTAAAAATGGTAGTAAAGAGGATCAGTTCGACGCATGGGTTCCAAGAAACGTATTGTATCTAGTAAACTTTATTGATGAACTGTTTAAAAGCGAGACTCCATACACAATGTTAGATGACGCAGAACAAATGTTGGCTAACTTTAATGGATCAAAGAGTATTAAATCAAGCAATGCGTCGTTTAACAACTTATTTGAAGTAGAGGAGCCAGAGAATGATTTTGATGGTGAATTTACAGATGATCAAGCCGAGGAGGCAGAAGCGTTTCTCGAAGCACTTAATTAAGGAGGTATTTAATGGCAAGTGTTAAAAAACTGGAAGCACACAAAACACAACTGGAAAATAAGCACAAAGAACTTGACAGTCAGATAAAAATAATGTATAAAGCATATGAAGATGATTTAGACATTAATCAACTGAAAAAGGAAAAGTTGGCCATTAAACGAGAAATTGAAACCATTTCTGAAGAAATAACAAAACTTACTAAGGAGTAATACAATGGTAAAAAAGGTAAGACTAATTGATGACGAGGTAACAACTGTGGCAGAGGATACTGAATCATCAGTCGAAGCACCAGCAACCACCGGAAGCGGAACTTTTTCAGCAGAAGAAAAAGAGCAACTGATGAAATATGCTGAAGCAATTGACTGGAAACTTTGGGAAATTCTTAAACTTTTAAGAACACAAACTGAGGACAAATAATGCTTGAAGTAGCACAACGCCAAATCTGGGTAACATTCCAGAAAGAAGGCATTCACTTGTACCCAGCCGCGAAGGATGATCCTGCGCTGGCTACTGGTGATGAATATGATGTGTCCTTTTTAGGCGTAGCACACAGACACATTTTTCACTTTCGTGTAGCAATTGATGTGTTCCATGATGATAGAGACATTGAATTTATTCAGTTCAAACGTTGGCTAGAAAAACTATATGCTGAAAAGACTCTGGAACTTAACCATAGATCATGTGAAATGATTGCTGAAGAACTAGCACAAGTCATTCACGCAAAGTATCCTAACCGTTCAATTACAATTACAGTGGCAGAGGATAACGAGAACGGTGCCACATTAACTTTTAATCCAATAGAGGAATAAAATTATGTCAGTTTTTATTGGCGGCATTTACACACTTCAGGATATCAAGTACGATCTCCTAAAAATTATCGAGCCATATGATGGCTATATGTATAACCAAAACAGTACGAACGAAGTAGTTCGACTATTCAATGCTTTCCTTGGTGATCTCAGGAACGCCCATAGGATTCGCGAGTATGAAATTACTGCTACTGATAAGGATAACGCAGTAACTTTTGATATTGTTATTCGTATTCAAAAGGATCGTAGTCCTAAGAAACTAAAGATCCATGTTGGACGGTTAGTTCATTTTCGTGACAGAGCGGAAGCCGCCTAATGGATCGCACTATAGTTTTAGTTACAGGCGGATTTGATCCGCTACACAGTGGACATGTTGCTTATTTCAAAGCGGCAAAGTTACTGGGTGACGAACTATGGGTTGGATTGAACAGTGATGATTGGCTGACTCGTAAAAAGGGTCAGCCTTTCATGCCTTTTCAAGAACGCATTAGTATCATTGACGAACTCAGTTGTGTTGACAAAGTTATCAGTTTTGACGATACTGACGATAGTGCTTGCGGTGCTATTTTTAAAACAATGTCAACAACATCTCCTAACGACAAAATCATCTTTGCCAATGGTGGCGATAGAACAAACACAACCACTCCTGAAATGGAAGTATACGATGGCAACCCCAAAGTAAAATTTGTGTTTGGAGTCGGTGGGGAAGACAAAAAGAATAGCAGTAGTTGGATACTCAAGCAGTGGGATAAACCCACAACTGAACGTGCTTGGGGAAGATATACAGTACTGGACAAAAACGGGCGTTGGCAAGTTAAAGAGTTAGAGTTTGATGCTGGTAAAGCATTGAGCGATCAACGACATTTTGAGCGTAGTGAACACTGGCATGTTGTTCATGGTAGTATCAGAATGGATTTAGAATATCCAAACGGTGACAAAGAAAGCAAAACATATCACAGTGGTGATAGTATTGACATTCCTGTGTTTACCTGGCATAAAGCATATAATGTAGGCGATACAGCCGCCAATGTTATTGAGGTTTGGATGGGAGAACAATTAACTGAAGACGATATTGAGAGACGAGATTAATGAATACAATTTATATTATCCCTATCGAACCTATTGATCAAAGATACACCAAGCAATGGTATGAAAATATTCCAGTCATGCTGGAACGTAAAATTGCTGAACACAATCTTGATTACACAGTAGTTACAATCGACGGAGAAGATTTTGCTCCAGAACAGAGAACTGAAGGTGCCTTTCTAGACTTTGGTGCTACTAATGTTTACAAAGCAAGCCAGGCAGTGGAAGTAAGTAAACTGTTCAGCAATGGTAAAATTAAATCAGGCGATAAGTTTTTAGTAACTGATGCCTGGAACTTTATTATTACTCCCATCAAATACATGAGTGACTTGCTGGGTATTCCTGTGGAAATACACAGTATTTGGCATGCCGGCGCATATGATCCAAGTGACATTCTTGGATACAAAATGAGTAAACCCTGGCCTTGGGCGGCAGAAAAAAGTTGGTACTATGCTAGTGACTATAACTACTATGCTAGCAATAACCATATCAAAATTTTCCAGAGCAATCTCAAAATGGATCATAATTTTGATTACAAGGCAATCCGTAGCGGGCAACCACATGAACTTATTGTTGATCAACTAACACAATATCAGAATACTACTAAAGATCGTAGTGTTATGTGGCCACATCGTTACAACGCAGACAAGCAACCTGAAATTGCTGAAGACCTAAACAATGACTTTGACATGATTATTACACAAAAAATGAATCTTGACAAAAGCAGTTATTATGCTACAATGGGTCAAAGTAAGGCAATTTTTAGTTGTGCTTTACACGAAAACTTGGGTATTAGTGTAATGGAGGCAGTGCTTACTGGCGCCATTCCTATCGTACCTGACAGGTGTAGTTACAGTGAAATGTATCTGCCAGAGTTCAAATATCCAAGTGAGTGGACAACTTCCTATAAGGCTTATGAAGCGAACAAGGAAAAGGTAAAAGCATTCATAACTGATAAGTTAGATAACTTTGATAGTTATGCTGATGCTGTTAAACAGCAACAAGAGATTCTTATTAGAGATTATCTTAATGCTGATATTATGTATAACAAACTATTAGGGATAGGTGACTGACACATGAAAACCAGTGATAAAATTAGACAGCGCATTGTAGACGCAGGCGCAAAATTTAATTGTAACGATAACATCAGTGAATTTATTGAGCCAAGAGAACTTCCAAAACTTCAGGCTGAAGTTGAGAAAGAAATGGAACGTGTACTTCGTGCTCTAGTTATTGACACAGAAAATGATCATAACACACAGGAGACGGCAAAACGTGTAGCCAAGATGTTTGTAAACGAAACATTTGGCGGGCGTTATGTACCAACTCCCAAGGTAACAAGTTTCCCAAATATGGGATATAAGAGCCTGTATGCTACAGGCCCTATCAGTATCCGTAGTACTTGTGCTCACCACTTTCAAAACATTGTGGGTAAAGCATGGGTAGGGATATTTCCTGAAGATGAAGTTATTGGATTGAGTAAATTTAATCGTATAATTCATCACATTGCCGAAAGGCCACAAATTCAGGAAGAGATGACTACACAGATTGCGGAAGAGTTAGTAAAGTATGCTAAAACTCCAAACGTAGCGGTTGTAGTTAAAGCAGAGCATCACTGTATGACACATCGTGGTGTTAAAGAACATGAAAGCGATATGACTACCGCAATTATGCGTGGTGCTTTTGAAACAGACCCTCATCTCAAACAAGAGTTTTATAACATTTGTATGAGTATGAAGGGACATGAATAAGGAGGAGACAATGTTCTCAAAACTACTAGAAGGTGTAGATAGAGCTCTAGTTACTAAACTAGTAATCCTACACACCCTTGTAATTGCAGTAAGTAATTACTTGGTAACAATCCGGTTTAATTTATTTCCGGGTGCCGACTTGCCATTGTTTGGCGAGTTTCCACTTGCGGCGGCTGCATTTACGTTTCCGATCGTAGTGGTAGCAACTGACCTTACAGTTCGTATGGTTGGTAAAGAGGCAGGTAGAGCCGTTGTGGCAATGGCTGTTATTCCTGCTATTATCGCATCAGTACTTGTGCTACTAGCACTAGGTGATGAACATGCCTATAGAGTAGGTTTTGCCAGTGGTACTGCTTATGCTGTTGGTACAATGCTTGATGTATATGTATTCCAGCATATCAGAGAGCGTTACACACAAGCATGGTGGGCGGCTCCAGCAATTTCAACTATTGCGGCCAACATTATTGACACATATACTTTCTTCTATGTGGCATTTGCCGGCGCAACTGACGCAGAAGGCAAACTAACTTGGATTGGTGCTAATTGGGATATTGTTGCTCAAAATAATACACTTACTAAGATTGTGGTAGGACTTATTGTGTTCCTTCCTGCTTATGGTATTCTTTTGAAATACATCCAAAACCAATTGGACTCTACTGTAGGAGATGACACTCCAACAGATCCTAATACAACATCACCTGTTGTAATTAAACCGGCGCCTAAAAAGGCTCCTGCTAAAAAGCGGGCACCTAAGAAAAAGGCCTAATGTTAAAAGGGGAGGTGTAATGCCTCCCCCAATAACTGGAGAAGAAAATGAAAGATCCAAATGTTGAAGAACTAGTAGATACCTTTTATGAGCAAGTTGCGGCCCTAAATGTTACATGGTCAAGACTTA